ACTTCTTCGTCTTGACGTTTTTCTACTTCTTTAGAAGTAGGAAGTCTTTTCTTAATAGGTCTATACCTATCAAGAGTAATAATGTTTGTCTTTTTTAATGTATCTTTCTTGTTCATAATCTTCATCATCCGGGTCATCAGGGTGCGTTACTAAAAAGCCATCACGAATACGCAATAAAGCTTGAATACAAGTATCGTGTATATCATCATGTTTTCCATATGGAAAAGAACCTGATTCATCTATTACACTTTTAGTCCAATCTTCGTCCATTGTAAAGACTAACCCGCCTTCAAACATTGGAGCTACAGAGTGAGTTCTAGAAACTTTATCTCTTTCTGGATTATAAGTAACTACAGGAACTCCTGATCTACGCATATCTTGTATTAAACTTTGGCCTGAAGCTCGTTGTTCTATAAGTACTTGATCGGGTCTCCATTCTTCATAACTATCTTGTGCACGTTTTCTTAAATCTGGATACTCTAATCTTTCTTTCCATGCGTCTAATAATATTGCTGCAGCGTAAGGTCTATTACTTTCGTCACGAGCATTAAATACTCCCCACGTTGTACATGCAGAGAAGTCAGCAGAAGCTTTTGTAGAGAATGCAGTATCATAAGATTGAACTACATACGATAGTGTAGGGATTTTATCTTCTTCATATATATTCCACCATTCTCTTTTAATAATAGATCCTTCATCATTGCTAGGTTGCTGTTGATAAAGAGCTTGCCATACACGTTGACCTACTGTATCTTTTATTTTTTCTAAATCTTCTTTCGAATAAGCTTCAGGCCATAACGCATTACCTTTATTATCTATCGCTGGTAAATCTAAAACTTTCCAATCTTCTTTACTCTCTGCTAGTATGTGACCAGCTAAATCGTCTTGGTGCCATCGTGTTTGAATTATAATTACTTTACCACCTGGTTGAAGTCTAGTGTAAGCTACAGACTTATACCATTCTACTAAATTTCTTCGTTGTGTTTCTGACTCTGCGTCCTCTCTACCTTTAATCGGGTCATCTATAATTAATAGATGTGCACCTCTACCAGTAATAGCTCCACCTGCACCTACAGCAGAATAAGTTCCACCTTGCATTGTATGAAATCGTTTAGCTGAACTTGAATCAGCACGTAGACCTACTTGTGGAAATACACTATTAAAATCTGGACTAGCTATCTGGTTACGAACTTTACGACCAAAGTCATCAGCAAGTTCTTGAGCGTAAGTAGATTGAATTACAAATTCATTAGGATTATTACCTAGATACCATGCTGGAAAGAACTCACTACATAACATAGACTTTCCATGTCTTGGTGGCATGAATACTGCTAATCTATTTATCTCTCCTTTTTCTAAAGCTTGTAAATTTTTTGCAATCAATTGTATATGAGCTGGATCTTTGTATCCAGGATATACGTGCTTTGCATAATCTAATAAACTATCTCTAGATTTAGAAGTCGATAGTATCTTATTTAAATGCTCTATTACTTCTGCAGCTCGTGGATCCTTAGTCTTTTTGAATATCTGTATAGCTGACTTTAATTTTTCCTTGATCTGTGTTTTTTGCATTTTGTTTACCTGCTCCTACAGAACCACTTTTTTGATACTCTATAAATTTTTCTTCTAACTTAACAAAAGGTTTAGCTTCTTTTCTAGTTATCTTTTTCCAGTGTTCTGAACTTTGTCCTATTTTATCTAGAAACCAAGATAGCTTACTTGCGTCCGCAAATCTAGAGTTAACCATTTTTTGATGATGTAGATCACCTTCTTGATCAGGGTTCCCCTCTTTGTATACTCTTTCTTTAAAGACATCATCATTATTGTTACCAGTAATATCAGCTCTATCATGTAAAACATCTATATCTACGTCTTGCATTACATCTAACATATAAGCAATCTCTGAGACCCACGCATCATTTTGTCCATGTAAACTTATATGATCTAGACATCTAAACCAATCATAGGGCATAATAGGAAAGATACTATAAGGATGTCCTGTTTGTTCTCGAACTTTAAGAAGTTTAAATTGTCCATCAAACTTATTAATTTCTAAATCCCAATGTTTAGTTTTCATTATAGCATCATCATTAAAGAACATGATCCACAGTCCTTGTGCATATGAAGCTAACGAGTTATTATATAAATGTAAGTTTTCGTAACCCTGTCTTTGAAATTTTATTACTGATCTAGCTGGATGTTTAAAATCTTTAAGATAATCTATTGTCTCTGGATCATCGTCATCTACTCCGAAAAGTAGTTGAATTTTTGTAGGATCAGCTGCATTATCTAATAATGATTCTACACATTTTTTTAATAAGGGAACTCTCTTCCTTGTAGGAAGTAAAATTGATACTGTCATTCCTCGTTCTAATTTGTTTATGATACTATATAAACAAAAAAGTTTTGCCCACCATCACCCCTGCTTCCAGTAAGTCTCCCTACCATTGAAGCAACACCTAATTTTTTTCTTCTATCTCATAGAAAAATTTATCCGTATCCTCGGTCCGCCAATCCTTATTCTCTACATTCCATTCGTTTGTTTGGACTTTGTAGTCTGGGATTTCGTTTCTCGTAGTGAACGAATTAATGTTCCATAATAGTCTGTTATTAGGTTGAGCAGCAAAATTACCGTTGTCAAGCTCCAGTATATGAGCGCACTTATGCTCCTGAGGAATTTCAGAATGATCTGTGTCAAGTAGATTGGGATCAGGGTGACACCAGTCAACGGTAAACAGATACTCACCATGATAAAATTTTTTATCTTTACCAATATATTTAGCTCGTTGTCCGATTAAAAAAGAAAAATGATTAACACTATGATGGTAATCAAAGCAATTCCACAGCTGAAGAAAGTCGTTTGACAAATCTGGCACTTCTTTCCGTTCCATACTTTTAGAAAAGAAGGCACATATTGGCAAACGCCAAAAGCAAGCGCCATTTTCCAACATGATATTAAAGAGGAGACCACGACCCTGTATACTTGTAAGACCAAAGATAACACAGTCTTCGCTTTCTCCATGATGTTTTCGTAAATCATATAAATACTCCTTGCGTACTTTACAATAAATTGGTGGAAGGCTACTATTTAAAAATGACATTGTAAAGATATAAAATAAAAAAATTTTTTTTACTACAAAATTTATACATATTTAAGCCATTCATCACTCTCTTATACTCTCTCTCCTTAAAGAGACAAATTTCTTTTTAAACTTAATACGTTTTTTTTTAATTAAACTTAATACGTTTTTATTTTAGCTAGATTAATAAGAGTAAAAAAAGAATAAAAAAAAAGCGTATCTAAATTAATAGATACGCTTTAATTATTTAATTAGTATTAAAGACTATTAACTCTATTCTCGAAGAATTTTATATTCTCTAAAATATCGTTAGATACTTTATTAGTTTTTATAAACTCTTTATTAGAGTTTAATAAATCTAAATATAAGTCTTTTTTATTTTTATCTAGATAAGAATTTAAATCTATTAATAGATTTACTTTTTTAAATCTATTATTTTTCGTAGTATCGTATTCTATATCTATTTTTCTATAGTTAGAATTAAACGCTTTCTCTATAGTATTAGAAAATTTAGCGTTTTCGTAAATAATAAAAGATTTAGTCTTATCTCTTTTATTATTAAATAATCTAAAAAGAATTTTTTTATCTTTAAATTCTCTAAAAGATAAAGCTATCTTATTCTCGATTATTTTATTTTCGTTAGATTTATTTTTCATAACTTTCTACTTTCTATATTTTAAAAAGATTAGAAATAATTTCTAAATATAATTTTTAAAATATAATTAAAATTATTAAATTTTTTAATAAAAGTAAATAGTTAATTTCTGTTGTATTAGTTTTAATGTTGTTCTCTTTTTGTTCTTATTATATTCTAATAATACTACCTACACTAGAAAAGCATTTTTAATAAATAGTAAATATAAATAGAATAGCTATTAGTAAAAATAATAAATCTTTAAAGTATAAAATCATAATTAGTCTTTCTTTTTAATTAGTTAATAAAATTAATTAATATAATTTTATAATCATAGTTATACTTTTTTATTTCTATTTTTTAATTTTATCGTAATGCTAGGCTCGAGGAGGACGAAGCTCTTTCCCTCATTTTTTTTATTAATCTTGATCCTTGCTGATCCGTACTGAGCAACTAGGATCAAGCAACCTTAATCAAAGCAAGCAAGTCAAGGCCTGCGGCTGCGTGTTATTGTATGTTGTGATCTTTTTGTATTTGGTCTAGGTATGTAGTCAAGTCATCATCGTTCATAGAATCAAGGGTGGAGTGTTGTACTTCTTTCTTCTCAACAAGGAACCCCAACAATTGAGACTTCAACCTTATCGCATTGACTGCTGCGGAGTATTGCTTCTTGCCACAAGCATCAGCATACACTTTATCAAGCTTATCAACCTCTTTTGACACAGACTCACTTGTCAAGCGTCTAGCATCAACCCTTAACCTATCTATGTATTGGATAATCTTATCCTTCTTTAAGTTGCGGGCAGCTTGTACATGAGCTGATGTTTCAGAATAACCTGCGTCAACAGCACTGGTTCTTTTACCTTTTCCTGCAGCAATACCCTCACAGAACTTCTTTTCCATTGAGGATAAGGTCGCCTCGTTTGTTTGATGTATCTGGTC